ATGAGCCTCCTACTGTTATTGCCGCCGGTTATCGGCCGGCGCGAAATTCATCAATGATGGCGTAGGCAGCATCCGAGGCCGCTTTTTCCGGGTTTTGCAGCAGGCCAGGGAGGTTTGGAAACTCCCAGATTTGCCCGTGACGCATCTTGTCGCGATTGGATGGCTTCGAGGGAGCAATATCGGCGGCGTAGACCTTGGCGGCGGCCTCGTAATCGTTGAGTCCGTACTTCTTCATCACGCCGGTTTCGATTTCCTTGACCTGATCCTCGGTGTATTTCCCCGAATTGATCAATTTGTTGCGCTGGTTGCGCGCATTTCGCTGCGCCTGCTCCGCTTTGGAGCGGATTTCCTTCTCTTCCTGCTCTCGCTTGAACTGCAACTTGAAATCTTCGAACTGAACATCGGCCGGAAGGCGGTAATTCGGGTCCACCTTCTTCATTTGCTTGAGAAAATCGTTGCGCGTATTAGGGTCGCCGGCCAGTTTCATGGCCAGTTGCCCCAGAGATTGCAGAACTTCAGGTGTGACAGCCATGTTAGTACCCATCTTTGAGTTTGATGCCGGCAAGACCGGGGTAACCGGACGGATTGCCGTAGTTCTTGGCCTTAGAGGTGTCTTTGAGGTTGCCGGTCGGGAACGCTTTCTCGAAATTGCGATTGATTTCGACAATCATCTTGTCTGACGTGCCCACCATGTAGCCCTTGCGGCCGAACGGATTGATGATGCTGTCGGCCTCGGCGGTGTCTTTGGCTTTCTCGGCCATTAGATCGGCTTGCCCTTGCGGGTGAGGTCACTCTTCTCCAGGGACAGCGGCCGGTCGGGCGCCATCACCTTGGAGGCGGACGAGAACCCGCCGTACTCAGAGAAGGACGCGACGTTCTGGAACATGCCGTTCTTGGCTTTTCGGGTGCCCATGTCGCCCGAGGAAACCTTGGGGCGAAGGTAGTTATATTCTGCCAATGTAACCTCCTGTTATGCGCCGCCGCCGGGCATTTCCATCGGAGCCATTGTCGGGGCGCCGATGCCGGGGCGAGGTGTGATTCCGGGGGGAGGCGCTGCACCACCAATGCCGCCACCCTTTGCGGCTTGCGCCATCTGGGTGGCGACAGCCGGGGCCATCGCGCCGTCCTGCTCCTTGCCGAAGTTTGCAGTGAGGGCTCTCACGGCGTTGATCAACCCGTTGTACTTCTTGCTGGCGATTGGGTAGGCGAGCAGCGCCTTGTGCAGAGTTTCAATCGCAAACTTTACCTGTGCGTCTGCCGCCGCTTCTTTGCCTGCTCCTTCCCCGGGGGAAAGCGCGGGCGACGATCCTGGACCAGTCGGCCCACCGGCCGGATTTCCCGGCAACGCCGGCCTGGGCGGCAACATGCCGCCGGCTGTCATTGGTGGTCGAGGGCCGAAAGGAGGAGACATTCTTGCTCCAAAACTAATTCGTTTTTGAGCAATACGCCTAAATGGGGGAGCTTGTCACCGCGACGGTCGACAAACAAAAACCCCGCCAGGGGGGACAAGGCGGGGTTCTCGCGTCCGTGGGGACTGACAGGGTTTGCGTTTAGCGCCGCCTGCCGCGTCGGTGCCGCCTAGCCATGGTGACCTCCATTTTGATTACCCGTCATTGCGGGCGGGAGTTTCTACCAGGACATTCAACTACAGAAATAGCCGGGGCGCAACGCGACGAACGACGCTATTAAGCCGCCTTATGCCCCTTCTTGTCGCCGCCCATCGCGGCCTGCTGCTGGGCCTTCTGCACTTCCGCCTTCACGCGCTTGCGCAACTGATGAATCAAGTTGTCGGCGTTGGGCGGGTTTAACATGCGGATCAGTTGCTCGCGATCAATCGCCTGGGCCTTGAACAAGCCGGCGGCCTGTTCCTTGGCCTCGTCAGCAAACAAGGGCGAGTGGCTGTGTCCCGCCACCCTGATCTTGAGTTTGGACTCTGCCATCAGGGCCGGGATCAACTCCTGTCCGGTGTCGGTCATCATGCGGACATCGGAGTTCTTCTGGATCAGTTTAATACCAATGTCGGCTATCTTGACGAGGGGCTGTTCGAGCCCTACCGCCACTTTGCGAATTCGGCCGGAACCGGTCGTCGCCAGTTGTTTAGCATGACCGCGACCTCGGACGCCCGATGTGCCTTGGCCGGTGACCGTTTCAGTAAGCCCACTCGCTTCCAGGAAGATTTGCCCAATTTCATTGAACTCACGGAATAGGTCTTCCGGCATGGGCGGCTTGAGTTCATCCACTTTCGCGCCCGGGACCATATCCATGACCCACGAGCCGGGACCGCCGAGCGCCTCGGCCTTTTCGTCACTAAGCCCCATGAAGCCAGAAAAGACCTTGGCAGGATCCACTTGCCGTTCCAGTATATCGCTAATTTGCTGGAGCCTTTCGTTGGTCCAAACTTGTAGGGGTATGAGACGGTCACTATGCGCCTCACCCCAAAAAAAGTTGTAGAGCGAATACGGCTTGACATGAATGAACGGATGCTCCTGCTCCAGGAATATGTTGGACTTGCCCTTGTACTGCTTGCGCACGCTGTCGAGCGAGGTGGCGCGTCCTAGAGCGGCGATGGTGTCGCGCGAGTCGGACAGTACCCCGTCCACGCCGTCGCAACATGTAAACAGGGCAAAGTCCTCGGTCACGTCATCCCAAACCCAAACCTCATGGAAACGAACCATAGGATTGTCGCTGTTGGGCTCGTAGGTAGCTCTCGGCTCGTAGTCCACGGTGGCGCGCCCCATCATGGCGCCCGAGAGGTTGGGGCCTCCGGTGGCCGATATGAGGAGGTTGGCTAGGACCGGGGGCATCTCGTCACTAAATTGCCCCGGACGGGCCGCCATCTGCTTGATGAGAGGCTTCTTCCCTGCCCGCAGCAACCTCTGTACCGCGTTGTCCCAATTGATGGAATAGGAATGGACAAACGCTTCCTGGCTGTCGAGTTCCGGCTCCGACTCGTCATAGACCGAGAAGTCGTGCGGGGCAAACAGCCGGCCGAAAAGCTCACCCCTGGCGTTGTTCCATCCCATTTTGATGAACATCGAGTCGAACACCAGGGACCACAGCAGGGCGTCGTTGAACATGTAGGCGATGCCCGAATCCCTGAACACATCGTTCCACTCATCCTCCATGGACATAATCTGCGCCACGATCTCGTCGGAGGAGTTGCGGGGGGCCGCAATGTTGAACCGGCAATGGTCGGCCGCGTACAGGAAGGAGGCCACCAGGTCGGTATGGGCCTGGAGCCTGTTATACTTTACTTCGACACTGTAGTCCGAGGTGCCAAACATGAAGTACCTCTTTCTGCGGAGATACAGGGCATCTCGGTCGCGCTTTGAGGATAGGCAAGTGTCAAGAATGGACTGCACCTTGTCGTCGCGGTCTTTGCCGCCTTTGATGTTGCCGCGCGGGATTATCATTTGGTGCCTCGGTGGATGGCCTCATATTTAGGGACCATCCCGGTGGAGTTGGGCGACTTCTCGCTCACCTGAGTTTTGACCCCCAATTTGCCGGCCGCAATCGGCAGTTTGGCGGTAACTCCGGTAGGAGCACATATGGACGCAGGGTTGCCGGCGGCGTCAAGCGGTAAATCGACGGACCACCCGGCCATGCCGGCGGGCTGGAACTTCATGGTCTTGCCCGGGGTCACCACCGGGTTGACCTTGGGCGCCGTAGACTCGTGCCTGCGCGGGGAGCGGTAGTTTTTGTCGCCGTAGGCGGCCGTCAACTGGGAAACAGTGCGGTCTATCTCCTTGGTTCTGTCTGATCGCAGCGCCACTGGCCTGGGCACCCATTGCACGCGGATGCCGCCGCACCTGGGACAGGGCGGATGGTCACCCTCGCCATCCCATTGGTGGAGACAGTGTTTATTGAGACAAATCCAAGACCGGATGATCATGCCGCTCTCCTGGACTTGGGATATTCGTAACGCGGCAGTGACGGGAATTCCGGCCCCGTGATCTCGTACTTGCAATTTCTGCCGGGGCGATGCCAGCGCAGTCCGTTCTGGACGCACTGGATAGCGTACTCCAGCCGCTTGCGGTGTCCCGCACCCAGAGGCCGTTTCCGCGCCAGTATCGCGTAGAGGTTAGTTCTGTTTATCCCCACAAACTCGCACAGCGGGGTTATTCGTATCGTCAGGGAGCCGTTCTCGTCCCTGAACTCCTGATCGTATTTGAATCGTCGGAACCACCTGATGATCTCGTCTGTGTTCATGCACTCCCTTGCCCAAGGTCTTCTAGTTGTTTTATAAGTATGTTGTACTTTTTACTACCAATCGCGTACTTTGTAAGCGTCTTATGTAAAAATTTAACCAACATTTTTACCTGCTTGTCTTCAGCCCTTTCCTTTTTTTTACTCCTGGCCATCATATGCTCCCTAGTTTCTTGCATGTCGGGCAGTAGGACCGCCGCTTCTGAAACTTCCAACCAATCCTCTCAAACGCCGTGATGACATCGTTGGTTATGTCGGTGTCTCCCCGGCGGATTTGCTTGGTGTCCCCCCAGGCAAGGGTTCCTACGCGGTTGTGGACGATGGGGGAGTCCACACCGCACCGGAAGCAGTTGGTGCGGAACGGAGCCAGTTGCTGGAACCACTTGGCAAAGTATGCGGCATATTCCTCTTCCGGTGATTTAACCGGGGCCGGTGCCGGCTCCTGGGGCTTCCCATCCATCGCCTCTTGGTATTGCTTCTTGCGCTCGTGCAGCGCCTTAACGGCCTTGTCGAGAAAGGCCAGCTTGTCCTCAGGCATCAGTTTTCCTTTCGTTATTCATAGCCTCGATCACGGCGCGGGCGGCAATACAATAATAACCATGCCACCCCTTACCAAGCTGACTGTCCCATCCATCCTTTTTCAGATGATTGTCCTGCTGGTCCATCATTGTATCAAAGATTAGTTTGCCAATCCGCTTCTCCTGATCGGTATATGGTCCTATGGCGCTGACCATTAGTTTCTCCTCTCATCGATCATTATCTTCTGGCTGCGGAGGTAGTCGATCCCTATCCTCTGCGCCGCGTCGGGGCCGGCGCCTATCGTCTCCATGTAGGCGCGCTCGAATGTGAGCCCCATGTTGCGCAGCTTGGGCTGCACCCAGCGTCGCCACGCCTCATGGGCCAGAGCCGCCGCCATGACCCTATCATCCTTGTTGCTGCCCTCGGCCTGAATGTTACCGTCCTTGATGACGATGGTCTTCATTTCCTCCAGGAGGTACATGGAGTTTATGATAAACCTATGGAGTTCGAATGCGTCCTTGAAGGCGTGCATCATGGGCGGCTTGTTGTTACCATTGGTGCGCCAATGGTAGGCGAGGCCGCCGCCCATGGAGTCTGAGCGTCGATAGAGAAACGACCTCATGTTGTTGAGGACATAGCGTATATCATTGGGGTCGCGGCCATCGCTCGCATGGTTTATCATATTGTTGGTCTGGGTGCGAAGGGCGTTAGCCTCGTTCATCACCGCCTCTCCTGGGCCGTTTATCTCGATAATCGGCATCACGTTGCGGTAGTAGCCGGCTAGATGACAGAGTGCCCAAGCGCATTGATACGTCGAGACATTCGGTGACACAAACTCCGCAACTTGCACCATTCGGTCGCTGAAACATCTTGCGACGTGGATAACTGCTCGATCAGCTTCGTCGCTACTTCCATATGCTGGATCACAGCCAATAACGTAGTGGCCTTTGGGACTGGGCTCTTCCCATATCTTGAGTTCTGCACGGCGGTCCCTCGTGGCGTTGACTATGGTGTCCTGCCAGCGTTCCGACATGGCGTATTTGAACGGCATGAAAGGCTGCTGGCGAGCGCGCTTCATCGCCTCGGTCAGGCTGGTGTTGGTGAAGAAGATGGACCCGGTGGCGACGAATGCGTCGTCCTCCAGCCACGGATACATCTCGTCCATCTTAGACTGATCGCCCGCGCACTCGCTTGGACTCTCAAGTTTCCAGCGGTACCAGGCGATTTGGTTCATGGTGACTTCTACGCCGTACTTTTCCTTGACGAGTCTTCTCCGTCTGCGCTCCAGTACGTGTAAAGGAGTCTCGTGTCCTTGAGGCATGTAGATAGAAAACCACGGGTGATCGTCCGGGAAGGTATAGTGATCATGGCGCCACCAGCCGACAAATATACATCGTATCGTTGGGTCCTCGCGCGCCTCCGTATACCTCTCTTGCCAGAAGTTAAAGCCATTGGCTGTGGTCTCCTCTACCTTCAGGCGATGGGGGTAGTAGGTGGACATGGTGGCGGACAGTTCGTTGAGGTCGTCGGGCGACCCCCAGAACGCCACCTCGGTGGCATGGATGTAGTTGTTGGCCGATGATCGACCCAGCCCGCCCTTGGACTTCTCCTTGATGCCGGCCACCAGGTACTGGATGACGGAGCCGTTCTTGAGCACGAGCATGTCGCGGTTTTCCACGTCCCATCGTATTTTGTGGGACTTCGGTAGCCCCGCAAAAAACACCTTGAAGGTGTTGCGGAACACGGCCTTGGAGCGGTCCTCGTGGGTGACGAAGGCGCCGAGGAGCCCGTTGTGGTTCATGGCCCAGAACAGGTCGAGGGCGATGAAGAACGTGGTCATGCCGAGTTGGCGGGCCTTGAGGATGTAGAACGTGGTGATGCCCTTATCTATGGCGTCGCACATCTCGTCCAGCACGTAACGCTGGGTCCCCAGCATGGTCATGGGGATGAGGCCGAAGTCCTTGGTTTGTATCTTGAGCTTGGACAGAAATGTCTCGAAGCGCACCCGAGGGAACGGAGCTACCGCAAATTTAGAGACCGCGTTCATCGGCCGCCTTCATGGCGTTGAACACCATCCCGAGTGTGACGCGCAAATGATAATCGTTCTTGTAGTTGAAACTCTCCATCTTGAACTTCTCGTCCGGTGTCGAGTGAGTGGGCCAATGGAGTCCGGCATATTCCATGAACGTCCTCACCCCGGCGTCGAGAATTTCCTTCCCGGGCATTTCGATGATCTTGTCGTCCAACTCGGCATGGTGGACAGTTTCCTCGTCATCGATGATGGCGACCTTGATGGGGCCTTTCCTGCTCATCATCGGACACCTAAATTGATGTGAACACCAGCCAGCATGTTCAAGAGCGGGATCACGATGTAGAAGATGACGATTGCCACCACCACGATGATAAGTATGACGTTGATGGCCTGGGCGAAGATCGGTTCCATTGGGATGAGACCAATCACCAGACGAGCGGCCCAGAAGATAAACCCGGCTATCAGCAGGGCTATGATGATCTGAATGAGAAGCGGCAGCATTATGACCTCCTATTTGGCCGGGTGTGACTCATGCTTTTCCTCGTTCTCGATGGCATTGATGCGCGCGATCAACTGATCGATCAGCTTGTTGCGCTCGGTTTCCCATGCTTTGAACGCATCGTCCCGTAGGAATGGCGTCGCCATGTACTGATCGACTCGCTTTACAAACTCATCGTGCGCGGCCTTGGTCAGCCGAGTCTCCTTGATGTAGTCGATTTCCTTGCGAAGGAGTTGGTCGTTTTTGTTTGTGTCCGCTCTCAACTGATTTATTACATTCTCCGTAAGAGTAAATCTGGTGTCGGCATTTCTGGACAACGACGCTATATCCGAAACCAGGATAAAATACTCCCCGGCCATGATTGTGCCGATAAGCCCAAGCGTGGCCACGATATTCCCCCATGATAGGAGTGATATGAGTGGTGCCGGCATACCCCCATCATAGGGCTAAGACTCGGGTATGTCATCGCCTATCAGGGGGCCGTGGTTTGGGCCTTGGCGACCTCGGTGGCGTTGTCCGCAATCAAGGAGCGGATTTGGGTCACTGCCGCCTCGACATCGGCGTCGGAGGTGCCGGGGGTGGTGATCTTCGTCAGTAGTGTTTCAATCTCGGCGTTGTTGACCACCAGTTGGTTGGCGAGGTCGTCAAGGGCGGCTTTAAGATCGGTAAGGGCCGACATCATCTTCTCCATCGTTGCCGTGATCGCATCGAGTTTATCATCAATGCGTAGAAAAAACTCCCATTCCCATGGCCCAATCATGAGCCCTCTGGGAGTACAGGGGTGGGGCTGAGTACCTGGGAATTGGGCTGGCCAGGGGTGTTGTGGTTGAGGAAGTCCTTGAACACGTCCAGCCATGACTTGCCGGTTTCTCCCTTCATGAACCGGAGAGCGCCGATAAGAAATGGTACCGCCTTCATGATCAGCGACACGGCGGGGAGAATACCCGCCAGACCGCCAATCGTTTCTATCAAACCCTGATGGTCTTCGACCCCTTGAAGAGTGTTTTCCGCTATGGTGTACAGATCGCCAACTGTCGGAGTGGCGCCGGTGTCAGTATTGGTCATGTGTTTTTCCTCTCGTCATTCATGGGACCGGTAGGTCTACGGTGCAGGTGTTGTCGGTCTGGAGGCCCAGCGCGGCGGCAAGTCCGGGGCTCATATCACAGATGCGGCCCGTATTGGTATTGGGACCCCAATCGATGGGACGGGCCTTCAGGGTTTTGCCCTTGGCCGTGACCATCACCATGATGCCCTGGAGGTATGAACGGGAGGTCTGCTTATAGTCCCAGCGGCACGCGATGTAATGGGATGCCGGGTCCAATCTGCGGGCCAAGCCGGTGGTTCCGGGCGGCTGTTCAGGGAGGAAATACCCATCGAACTTGTCCATCTCTGACACCTCACAGAGGGCGAGCCCTTCATCCGGGGCAACGCCCTTATCGGTGGGGCCGCCGAACGTGGACATCTTGCCGGTCATGGTGGAGATGGCCAGGGGATTGGGCGGGGGCGGGTTGACCACCTGGGAGTTAGAATCGGCGGGGGCGGAGACCGGCCCACTGGACGGCAGCGGGACGGACTTGGGCCAGTAGTAGCCGACTAGGCCGAAGTTGGAGCCGTTCTTTGGCAATGCCTCGATCCGCACACCATCGGACTCGTTGCCGCCGAGCGTGTTGATGCTGGTAGTAGTCTCGCTGACATAGAACCCTACATGGCCGATGCCGGATGATTTGCTGTCGCGCCAGAAGACAACGATGCAGCCAACCGTTGGCTTGGTGATGGATATGAAGTTGGGGTTGATGGTGAACGACTGGGAGGAGGCGCTGCGGGTGCCGGTTACCCCGGCCTGCTCAAGCTTGGCGTTGGCCCAGATGGCGCACCAGGGGTCACCAAGGCTCCCAACATGGGCCTGGGAGATGAAGGTTTCTATGCCACGGTTAACCCCGGTTTCGTGGAAGCCAACGTCCTTGAGCCCAAGCGTGTACCAGAGCGGCAAACCCGGGGTTGCGGCGGGCGGCGGGGGTACGGGGGCTGGTGTGGGGGCCGGTGCCGGCGGTGGGGCTGGGGGGGAGGGCTGTACCACCGGCACCGGGGTCGTGGAACCGGGCCTGACCAGTTCCAAGATGATTGTCTGCACGAAGTTGAGGAAGCGGAGCGCCAGGAATAGCATCCCGCCGAAGACGATGATCACCGCCCCGAGCGTCATCGCCACCATGATCTGCTGCTGATCCATGGCGACACCTCATAGGCCACCCTCTTGGTTTTGTCTAGCCTCGCCTTGCCCTGCCGTGCCGAGTCCGGCCATGCTCAGCCACGCCGTGCCCTACCTCGCCGGACCTCGCCACGCCGCGCCCGGCCCCGTCTCGCCCGGCCGCGCCTAGTCCCAACGCTCAATGCGGAACTTCCCGAACACGCCTCGGAAAGTCCCCAAGCCAATAGCACGACCCCCCTCCTCGACCAGGTTCATAACGTCCTGCTCCTTAATCTCCCTGTTTGGGAAGATGTCCACCGTGAACTTGATGCCCCAATCAAGGGGCAGCACCGGGCGCACCTTGGGATTAGGGATGCCCTTGTCGAGCCGCGCCACCGAGTAGTGGATGTAAATTCCGCTGACGGGATCGCGGTCGTGATCGAGTTTCCCAAACACGATTGGCTTGCCGTCGCGGATGAGTGGGATGAACGTCTCACGGATCGATACGAATGACAACATCGCGTTGGCTATGTCCTTGAACTTGCGCTTGTCGCGCAGGCGTTTCGGCGCTGAATTGGTGTTGTGGGCCGACAAGAACGACATGATATTGAGACTTGGCAAGCCAATAACTTTGGTATCTCCCGGAGCGAAGTACAGCTTTTGATGCGGCTCCAGCTTGGTGGCGTTGTCGCCCGGATAGCGGTCGAACATCAGTTCCGTCAGCCCCGTCAGTTCCACTTTTCTGGTCACAGTGTCGGTTGGTCTGTTGATCTTCACTGCCGTTGTCTTGTCCAACATATTTCCCTCCTGCGTTTGGTTGATTGCCGCGCCTTGCCTTGCCTCGCCGAGCCAAGCCCTGCCCGGCCGATCCGGGCCGCGACTTGCCCAGCCTTGCCTTGCCCGGCCCGATTTGTTTCCTACTCATTAATTAAAATTCCTTGCCCTGCCGTGCCTCACCATGTCTCGCCGCGCCCTGCCACGCCGCGCCGCGCTATGCCGTGCCATGCCTTGCCCTGCCGTGCCCGGCCATGCCGCGCCAAATTATAGTTCCCAGACCTTCTTCAGATTGGGCCACTTGTCCAAGGACTTCTGGTCCAACAGGTTAGCCGCCTCGATCAGTTGCAGATCGCGAAGCATCTCGTTCGAGGTATTGAACCCACCACTGAACCTTAGATGGACGGCATTGCCATCTCCGGGGGTTTCCAATGTTCTCGGCCGGTCCAGGATAGAGAAATTGTAGGCCAGTGCCTCAGCCTCCTTGCCGAAGGTATCAGCCACCGTAGCCCTGCTCTGCGGGTTGGACGGGTCGAACATCTGGCCTTCGTAGATGTTGGTGCCGTAGATCGAGTGCAGGCCGCCGCCAAAGCAGATGGACTCCGGTAATTTCTTGTCCTCCAACAACTGATACACCCTCACCAGGTGATCGTGCAGGGAGCCGTCCTTGTGTTTGTGCGAGAGGGCTCCGCGTTTTACCAGGAATTCGGACAGCTTCTCGAAGTTGTCGGATCGTTTGTTTCTGACCTTGTACATCAGGGTAAGGCGCAAGGATGTACATTTGCGGGACACCGCCCTGGCGCAGTGCATGAGGTTGGAGGGGAGGATTAGTGCCCTGTTGGGCCAAGGAATTGCCGAGTTCTGCTGACCAGCCTGCGAATACCAATGCGTTTCGCCGGCCCAATCGGGTTCCCATTTATCGCAGATGTAGATGATGACGGTCTGCTCGTCGGCCCGGACGCTATCGGTATGGAAGTAGCCATCGGTCCCGTACTGGTATCCGTTGGCATAGCAGCGGACGAGAGCGGGGCCTGTGTGTTTGTTGCGGATCAGGTTCCAGGCGTCCAACAATGGAGGTGATAGGAGGTAGGTCAGATCCGCCAGGTTGTGGCGGGAGTCGCGGCCAATGGGCTTCCAGGACCAGTGGCCATGCGGGTCAGTCTGGCTGTTCGACTTCGACCCATACTTCATCGGCTGGCTCTGCACGTATTTGCGCAGCTTGTCGTAGAGGTCGGCCGGGAGAAAGTTGTCAATTACGCGCGGGGTCATTCTCTCTCCGCCAGAAGGGGGGTGCTGTTTCCGTTACCAAATATTTTGTCACCACGCGCTATTAGATCTTCCAGACACTTAATCCGAGCCTGGAGTCTGTCTATCTCATCCTGCATTTCACCCACTATGGTCTGGACCTTCAGCATTTCCACTGTATTCATTGTCTGACCCTTTGGTTGTTGCCGGCGTCGATCACCTTGTCGGCCTATCGTCAGGATGGGTTGCGACATCCTGGGCGCCCTCCGAGGTGATCTTTCTGTACTCCGAGCCGCCGGCTACCCGAAGAAAGGACGGGCGCCTATGGAAGTCAGTACCCCATGTATCGGACTATGGCATGGGCCACGATGATGATGGAGACCACCACTGTTATGGCGCCTACGAACGCAAAGCCCCAGAGTATTCCACCAAGAAACCCGTCCTCACTCATGCTCGATGTCCTATTCCTGGTTCGCACTTCTGCTACCGGCATCGATTGCTTCAATGGCATTCTTGAGCGCCGCCCGCAGACGTTCGATCTCCTTGAATTGCCCTAGCACCGTCTGCTCTGCATTGTGGGCTCGGTCGAGCAGCCGTTCGTTTTCCTCATAAAGACTGAACGCCCCATCCTCATTTCGTGATCTGTGGTCATCTCTCCCACTCACCTCCTGGCCGAGAGCGGCATCTATTATTTTGTCGAGAGCGTGCGGCCTGCCATATACGGACCTTCCTTCAACATACGGCCGCAGCCAATGGAGCGCGGCTCGCAGCCGTTCGATTTCGGCCGCCAGCGCAGCAATATCACGCTCGTAAGCAGCATTGCGCTCCTGCGAGCGGATCACGTCCTTGTCGGCTCGCAGCCGCTCGATCTCGGCCTCGCGGTTGCCGATCAGCGCGTGCAACAGCGCGTTGGCCTTCATCAGGTCATCGCGTTCGGCCGCCAAGCAGATTGGGCACATTCCGTCTGCGACCGCTGCCTCGGATTCCCAGTGCGCGTGCCTGCATGTCATTTGGAATTCAACCCAAATGAACTCTGGCGCGCGGCGCCCAGCACCGATCGACGATCTTTCCGGTCGGATCGAGCAGCCTCACTTCGCCCTGTCGTAAGTCGCACTTGATCTTATCGAAGACGGGCCTCACTGACGCTTCGTCCGGCCCTGTGGCGCGAACCTTGTATGTATCAGAATAGCGCCCGCCGTGCCGATCAACGACCCATGGGCTCAAGCCTGTCATCTGCCTCATCTGGTGTCTCTCACACAGGTATCTCTGTTATGGCGATGCCATACTGCGCCTCGATCAGTTTCTTCTTGAGCCGATAGAGCGGCGTGCGGAAGCCCTTGACATCCTCCACCACCGTCATGGGGTGTGGCGGAACATTGTCCACGTAGGAGAAGTCGGCCACATAGGTAAAGATCAGTTCCGAGGTCATGCCCTTGGCTGGTTGGTAATAGAACGGAAAGCGCGGCTGTAGCCTGAGGCCGCTGATCTGGCCGGCCTTCTCCAGCAGCTTCAACTCGGCGTACCGCTTGGTCTCGGCCTGCGAGTCAAAGGTGATGCCGTCAACCTCAACCCGCTTGTTGCCGTACTTGGACGCCTTCGGCGGGAGCGGTGCGGTCGGTGTCCTACGATAGCCCATCAGGGTTCATCCCAAAGAAGGTGGTGGACCGGAGACCAACAGGGGGGCCTGCGAATACCGATGCGTCTGGCTCCAGAACGCTATCTCGGAGACATGAAACTCGGAGACGAAAAACCCATAGTCAATCTCGGTGACCGCGTGCCATTCGATGGCGTGGACCGGCATGATCGATGTAGCCCGCACAATGGCAGGGGCAGCACAGAAGAAGGCGCCGAGGCCAGTGATCAGTCCGCGTCTGGTGGGCTGTTCAATTGCCATTGTCATAAGGAGCTAGCAACTCACGCCCCACCCTCTCGCTCTCGCGCAACGAGTCTCGCAGTATCTCCCGCACAAGGGTATGGGGGAGATCGACGTAAGCCATTAATCCCACCCGCCATCATCGGAACGATCCTTGGAAAAACGCTCTAAATCTCGCTGGAACTTCTCTCTGATGATCTTACACCGCTCCGCATAAAACTCCGGTGTCCACTTCCCCATCGACAGTTGGGAATACGCAACCCCCTCTCTGCCGGCCCGCAAGGCAAGCGCCAGGGAAACGTCAGGGCCGGAAATTATGAGAGGTTTCTTGTCCATGAGGCTGAGTACCTCATCTGGGGCGACATGTCAACTGCTGACGCAGTTCTGAAACCCCTGTCGCCAAGGTGCTGGCTGGGAGCCAGGGGATGGGCCGCCAGATTACGTCGAGACGGACGTAAACGTCCTATTGGACCGCAAGCCCACCCCCCAGCCGGTAGTACCGACATCGCCATGCCCAACATCATCAGGGAGGATAGGAGCCGGGCGATCCACACACCTCCCACCAAAAGGGCAGGGCGTCAAGGGTGCCGCTTGTACTCCCGCACCGGAACCGTCAGGGCATCCTCCAACGACCACCCCTTCCGTAGCCTCTGGTAAACCGCAGCACGGTCAATCCCCAGGTCGGCGACAACATCCACCAGCAACGTCTTAACCCCGTCCTGTTCGATAAACAAATTGTTGCGCTTGTTCCTGTTCTGCTCCGCTGGCGTCGCCCACCGGCAATTGCCAGGCTCGTAATTCCCATGCGGATTGGGCCACCGATCCACCGTGTGCCGCGGCGTCGGCCTCGGCCCCATATCCACAATGAAATCGTGGAAACTCGCCCGCCACCGATCGCAAATCGTAACCCCCCTCCCCCCATACAGCCCGTAATTGCGATCCTCACGGTCATAACACCGCCGCTTCATCGCCGCCCAAGACCGATACCCCGGCGTGTTCCAAAATGGCCGGTGCCAACACTTGGGTCCACGCCGCGTCCGATTACCAACACGCTGCCCAATAGCCCCACATTCACACCGATAACCCCACACAGCCTCCCCAGACTTGCTCCTCCCAACAAGCCCCGTAACCTCAAGAGCGCCAAACCGCTGCCCCGTCAGGTCTATGAAATTAACCGGTATGCCCATAAACACTAGCCCATACACCACTCACTATCAATGTCAAGGGGAAGAAGGCTGGCCGTTTTTGGGGCGGGGGCTAGGAGGGGCGCCCGCGTTCGCGATCACAAACCCCATCGCCCTTTGCGCGCGCGCTCGCGCGCTCCCTCTGAGCCCCTAACCCTCCCCGAGCCTGTAAACATCTATTACGTGTGCGGTGCTGGAATGTGAAGCAATATCAACCACATAAGCATCGTAGTCGAACGCTGGGTAACGGCATGGGTAACACCACCGAACACCGATCACCACCACCAATCCCTAGTGCCACAAGCACGGCCCTATTGCCTTGCGTCTAGCTCTGTGGTTACCTTGGGCCGGTGGCGTTTTTGCACCCCCCTTCCTCGTCCTGTCACCGTTCATCCGACTGATCGTCGTCTTCTCTCTATGGGGCTTGCGAGCTATGCTCGCGTCTTCCCTTCCTGTCTTTGGCCGGTCAGGGAAGTCTTAGCCGCGCGCGGTATGCCACAACCGCTGCAATTGTGTCAACGAATCAGCGGTGGAAGCTACCCGTTTCGTGATCGATTGTAACACTCTGTAACAATTCGTGATGACGCCATGTCGTATTTCCCATGACATTACGTCCTAGCTGTGAGATAGTGAATTGCGGCTGGATGTGCCGCACAACAACGAAAGGACCATCGAAATGCTCTCCGCCAAAGAGGCCGCGATCCACCTTGAGAACCTCCGCCAATCCCACGAATTCACCCGCAACCTAATGGCCCATGTCTCGCAAAGTCGGATCACTTTGTCGGTGGACGCGCGTTGCGGATGGCGGGCTACATTCTGGCAAGTTGCTGATATGCCGAATGAAACACTGCCATTGCCTTGGACAAACAAGACGCCCGCCGCGACGGTAGCCGCCGACATCGCCAAGCGGTTCCCCAGTGCCAAGATCACAGTCCGCGTCTAATCCATCAACACACTGAACCATAAAGGATAATACCAATGGCACAAGAATACAGAGATCCCTCGCGCGAGGCCGATCCACATGCCCTCCCCGACATCGAAGTGTTTCATATGACGGCTCAGGAGGCCGCTTGGAACACCGCTGCCGGAACGGCGGCCGGCTGGTACTGGTGGGCTTGCTTCCCTGGGTGCCTGCCCGATTGCGATCCGGTAGGGCCATTCGACACCGAGGCCGAGGCCCTCGCAGACGCCCGGCAGGAGGTCTGACCAATGGCGACATGGCACCAGCTACAGCGAACTATAAAGCTCTACCACCCTAGTAGGTGAATGCCATTGAATTGCGGCCTAGGGCGCCCCTACGGGGGCGCCGCGGGGCGCAATTCCGCGTCGAAACCGTAAAGGATACCTCATATGAAAACGCATAAATTTAGCAAGCGACAGCTATGGATGGCTGACGTGGAACTAGCCGTAAATAAGGCTCGCACGCTAACGCGCGGCAAGATTGATTGGGATACCGCCACGCACTTTTTCAACATGGGAGACAGTGTGGAAACTGCAGCGCAAAAGATAATTGCCGCGCACGACCGGGATAGTGAGGTGCAGTCATGAACTGGTACACGTTGGATGTGGCCATGGCCATTGCGCTTGCATTGGCCGGGGCCATGCTGCCAAACATATTCACGGTAATCGCATGGGTGCTCAAATGAACCCGGGCTTTAGTGTGATCCTACGGCAAGGCCCGTGCATGGCCTTTGCGACTTGGAACGGCGCCACATGGCGCCTGTTCCTATTCGACACCGACGCCATCAAATGCGATGATCTGGGCGACTTTGCTTCGTTCACAGAGGCCAGCCGCGCCCTCGTCGAGAGGAGGAGCACCCATGCACTATGACGTTCTAGAGTTCAGGCTGTACGGGTTTTGCACGGTCGCCTATCTGATCTTGCTGGCCCTCATGTTGTGGTAGAAATACGGCATTGGCCGGGCAGTGTGGGGAAACACAACGCCCGGCCGATAAACCCTACCTGGGTACCGAAAGGTACTCAGGTAGGGGGCGCTTCAAGCGCTGGTAGCGCTAACTAAGCGCTATTTCGGGCCGGAAACGTTCTAAAGGGCAAACTTTTTCATCGGGGACAAAATTCGAATTGGAGGATGTACCGTGGACCATTTGGACTTCAGGGGCGCTTTAGCGGACCTGGGCTGGACAATTGTTGGCTCGGGGGCTCGGCTCGGAATATCCCCGCGTCACGCCCAGAGGTTGGCGTCGGGAAACATCCGCGTGACCCTTACCATCCAGCGGCTCCTGGAGGCCCACCTGGAGCTAAAAGCCCTGTACGAACAACGTAATAACTCATGGGCCTCCAAATGGAGGGAGGCTACCCCTCCGCCCCCGGCATGAAGCACCTGATCACGGTGCCCTGCGGGTACCCGGCCTCGACCGGCCACAGCACCGCATGGCCCACCCGGTTGCCGGCCTGCACCACGGCCTCGGGCGGCACGTCCATCCAGACGGCCTTGTAGAACACCTGGTAGCCCTTCTCGGTGAGCTTCCAATCCGGGTCGTCCACCGTCTGGCCGTCCGCAAACGAGCAGCACAGGCCCCCGCTCTTGGATTGGAGGGTGTTGAACCACTGGCGGATGGCCGGGGAGTTCTGCACCCACTGCCCGTTGTCGCGGGTAGGGAGAAGGTAGGGAGAAGGTAGGGAGAAGGGTAGGAGAAAGAATACAATGCCAATCCTCATGGTTTTTCCCTCCCTGGAAACGGTTGCCACTTTCTGAACGATGGGGCATTCCCTGTCTCCTGCACCGTCAGACCGGCGGCCGTTCCTAGTGTGGACCGCAAGGCCACGATGTCCGGTTTGTCGGCGTGGACCATCTCGATTTTGGTGCCCGGGTCGGCCCCATCCTCCAGGAGCGCGCGGGCGGCGCTCAGGAGCGGTGTTTTGGTCGGGGGGCTAGGTAGGTAGCGCCCGGCCTCCCAAAGCCAATAATCGGGCCTACCGCCGGACGGGAAAACGGTAATGGTGATCGATGGAGCACTCATGGTTTTTCCCTCCCGGGCTCGAACCGCCCAATAGGGCGCCCGTAAATGGCCACAGCAGCCCCGTAGTCCGCCAGAATGGTCCCAGGTGGGTGACGGCCATCCGGCCCAGGAAGTGGATCAGCGGGCTTCTCTGTGGCAATGCGGGCCTGTGGTGCCGGGATACTCTTTAGGCGTTCCAGCTTAATCCGGCGCGCGGCTGCCACTTCGCATGACACCCGCAACTCGTAGCGGGTTGGGGGGAACTCGCAGACGTTGCCGCAGGAAACGGCCCCGGCCTCGGCATCGCGCGGGTCGTATTCCATCAAGAGACTGGCGAGATTGACGATATAGCCCTCGGGGTCATGCAGGTTCTTCAGGCTCGGGTAGCCCGAGAGTAGTTTGTCTACCAGCCTCCCCGCCGCCTCGCGCGTAAGCGCGGAGCTTGGCGAGGGCGATCCCGGTTCGTTCTTCGCGGTCCTCGCGGGAGTGGGGTCGTGGGGCGTGTCCGTTGCCATTGCCGTTGCCTTTCTGTTGGAAGGGGGAGGTTACCCATTTTCTCCAGACGCACTGCCAATCCACCCAAGGCGTCCCGCTGGCGAGGTAGTGGTAGCGGAACCGTTCCGCTTCAGCAGCCGCCTCCTCGGAAGTCCACTTCCTTTTTTCCATCGCCCATGCGAGGTCGGGTTGGAAATCGGGAGGGAGGGGGCGCTTGCGCCCCTCTTTACTTACTTCCTTTCTTTCTTTCTTACTTACTTCTCTTATAGAGGTGTCACGCATGTCACGCTGGTCACGCGTGACACCGTTACGCGCCCTATGATTTCGTTGACGAATTCGGTTCTGTTCCCGAACCGTTGCCAACCGCTCATCCTGCTCAACCTCTAGAACTCGCAGGACTTCTTTGTCCGTGAGGCCAGACGCTTTGAGGACGCGGATTGAAATCATGGGGAGCCCTTGTCCGGGAGGGCAGAAAGAAGGCAGCCGGTAAGCCCTGGACGGGGGCAAGTGGGATCAGCACCTGTCCCGGCTGACGGCCAGACTAGGCCGAGCGGATAATTACAGTCAATAGCCTCTGTCCCTGTGACGGAGATCGGACACAAGGGGGTAGTCCCAGGTTGCCATGGGCCTAGGGTCGAACATCTCGGGGTTCAGGTGCCGATGGCCCTCGGACGTGTAGGGGTTGGTCGGCTCTGGCCGGGACGCCACTCGCATGACTACCCAACCAATTTGTACGGCGATCAGAATGGCCATGGCCATGATGAGGATTGCCTTGGTCATAGCGACCTCCAGTCTCGGGTGGGGCGCACGGCCTGCCTGGAGTGGTACAGGCAGTAGGACTGGTGGTAGACCTCCTGGCCGCAGAAGGTGTAGGGGGCGGCCGCCCCCGAGGGCCAGCGGCACATGCCGCCTTCCAGGTCCAGGAGTTTTATGGTGCCGGGGCGCGGCTCCTCTCCGGGCTCAAGCGGGCGCGGGCGCTTGGGCACGTAATTGGCCCTGGCCTTGGCGCGGCGGCGCCTGACCTTCTCCGATGGGTCAGCCACCGGCTTGCCGGGGAGCTTTAGACCATTCCGGTGGCAGAACCCCACCACGGCACACCGGCTACGCCCGACCAATTGCGTGGAAATCTGGCGGGCGAAGAGGCCGGCGGCTATACCGGCGATCACGATGTCACGTTCCCCTGTCTTCCATGCATTCCAATGGTCACCTGGCTTTGGCTTTGGCATCGGCTCGTTTCCTTCTCATTTTGAGCATCTTCTCGATCTTGCGGAAGACTTCCACGGCGTGCAAGCGCACCGGGCCGTACTCTGGCGGCCCCCACCGTTCCCAGTTACCCATGGTGGTGCGCCCCACCGAAAACCGTGCGGCGTATTTTGTCTGATCCTCGCCCAGCTTGACGCGAAGATCGTACAGTTGCTTGGCGAACGGATCGTTCTTGGGTTTATATCGGGATCGTTTCATTTTGACCTCCATGGGGTCTTGACATAGATGCCATTAGGTGACATGTCAACCCCTGACATAGGAGGACACATGGGACTGACCAAGGAACAGATCGATAAACGCAAGGGGAGGCTCACTGCTTCCCGCGTTGCTTGCTTAATGACGGGGGATAAAGAAAAAATCATGCAGCTATACCTTGAGATGACTAACCAGGCAGAGCCCGAAAATTTAGATCACATATGGCCTGTCAGGTTGGGTGAAGCCACGGAGTCTCTTTCCTTGGAATGGTATGAGCGCAAAAGCGGGTGTGTTCTGAGCCGCCGAGGTGAGGTTATTTCTCATTCCACCCATAACTGGGCGGCGGCCACTCTGGACGGGTGGGACCCAATTTTGGGTTGTCCGTGTGAATGCAAACATTGTGGCGGGCGTGAGCCGCTTGAGGTTTTGATTGACAGATACCAGCCCCAATGCCAGTGGCAAATGTTTGTCAGCGGAGCCCAACAATGCGCTCTGTCGGTCATCATGGGGGCCAACGAACCCATCGTGGAATACATCGACCGCGACGATGCCTACATTGCGGAGATGGTCAAGCGCGGCGAGCAGTTCATGCTGTGTGTCGCGCTGCGCCGCCCGCCCGTCGATCTGGAGCCCGTGCCGCCGCCGGCCGACGCCACCAAGATCATTGACATGGCTGGCAACAACTACTGGGCCGCCGACGCGGCTGATTGGCTGGAAACACAGGACGCAGCCGTCAAAAATAAGGACAGGGAGAAGGCGCTCAAGGCCATGGTGCCGGTCGACGCCAAGAAATGCTTTGGGTATGGTGTTAGGATAACGCGAGATAGAGCAGGAAGATTGTCACTCAGGAGGGATGAATGACTAAGGAGGAGTTTTTCAAAATAGTTATTCCTGACCCAATGTCGGGGTGTTGGATATGGATGGGTGCCATAGAGGATGAGCGAGGTTATGGTCTTGTCTATGTTGGCGCCAAGAGAACCGGAGCACATAGATATTCTTGGCAACTTCACAATGGCCCCATACCAGATGGGGTTCTTGTTTGTCACCGCTGCGATGTTCCATCTTGTGTAAACCCAGATCATCTTTTTCTGGGATCAAAAAAGGACAACTACGATGACTCCCGCTCTAAGGGGAGGGCCTATTTGGGTGATCATCAAAAAGTGAAGACGCATTGCCCTCAAGGTCACTCCTATGAGGGGAGAAATTTGATCTTATACCAAGGACGGCGTTACTGCCGTTCCTGCATGTACATGTACAACAGGAGAAACAATGTCACTCCCAACTAAGACCCCTACCGGCGACGATGCTCTAGAGTCTGTTATAATTAAAGGAGACTTAGCCAAACTAACACCAGATGAGCGGGTAAAATATTATCATGCCGTCTGCAAGAGCGTGGGCCTCAACCCGCTGACGCGCCCGTTTGAATACATTACCTTGAACGGGAAACTGACGTTGTACGCCCTTCGTGCCTGCGCGGACCAACTGCGGCAGATCAACAAGGTATCACTCAAGATCGTTAGCCGGGACGTGACCGAGGGCATCCTGACCGTCCATGTGCAGGCGAGTCTGCCGGATGGCCGGGTTGACGAAGACCTCGGGTGCGTGGCCTTCCCGGACACGCTCAAGGGTGAGGCTAGGGCCAACGCGGAACTCAAGGCCATTACCAAGGGCAAGCGGCGAGCTACGCTCTCGATTTGTGGTTTGGGATGGCTTGACGAATCCGAGGTGGAGAGCATACCGGGGGCCAAGAAGCCGCCGGTACCGGCCCCTAATGCGATGAAGGCGGTCCACACGGGTGATGTCGATAAGGCTGACGCAGTGGACGGGAAAGAGGAGCTGGAGGTTCTGCACTATCCCCCGACGCCGCCCTCCATGAAGGAGTTAGCCGAGGCCGCACAGGCGGCGGCGCGTCAGGGGGAGGTGGCGTTCAAGGAGTTCTGGCGGCCCCTCACCGTGGCGCAACGCTCCATGCTGGGCGGCATGGGCGAGGAGCTACGCAGGCTTATGGAGGAGCCAACTGAACGGATGGACTTGGAGACGGGGGAGCTACAAACACCGCAGTAGCCCGTTGCTGAGTAATCACACCCGCCGTCACCAAGGCCGCAATCAAGGTCTGAACCTGGGACATGGACAAGTCTACGTGCCGCACCGCGTAGAGGACCCGGTGTAACTGAACATGGTTCTGGGCGAAGGTAAAAAAGGCGGTGTATTCCTGATCGGTAAGTCTGGTCAGGAGTGCACTCGCCTCAAGTACCTGAGCGGGGACATCCACGTAGGCCGCCGCAGCCGTTGCCGCGGCTGTCTTTTGCTGTGCAGTGGCGGCCGGCTGGAAGAAGATGTGGCCATCCGCAGCCACCCCATCGATGTCGGGGCAGGCGGCGCGAATGGTGGCGTCAAAGGCACCTAGATTGGTGATGGTCATAGCCATATAGCCCCAAATAGTTGATTGGCACTGGAGCGATCAAATGTATTGGCAAAACTGCCATCGCCTTGCTCTATGGCAAAGATTATCCTGAGTCCAGTCGAAGAAATAGAAAATGGAGTGTTCAGAGCAATGTTAGAAGCAGCCGCCCCTGAATTTGTAATTTCGGAATAAACATTAAACGCATTACTGGCAATCCCCACTCCAACGATCATGCCAGCGCCCGAGTTGGCAGTTGTAGTTCCATCGGCTAAATAGCTAAAATTAGCAGCCCGCTCGCTGTCCGATTGAATGTATGAAATCTGATTTCCGCCGCTTGCTCTGGCCTGCCTAGCAGTGGCAGTTGTATATGTATAGATGGCCCCATTGTCCTCAACGACGGTGTTAAACAACACCTTGTTGTAGTAGTTGCAGAGGCCGAAGGATGCCGCCGTTCCACCCGATGCTGCCCCCCCATAAATCCATTGAGATTCACCGTCAGTGGGCGACGTATAAACTGTTCCAACAAATGTGCCTTGGTTGGCTGGCACTGAGATAGTTGTTGTTGAGTTTATTCTCATTGTGGCGGTAGTTGCGTTGGTCAGCATACCTCCAAAAATAGAAAGTGCCGTTGCCCTAGAAGGGGGCGGGCTAGGGCCTGGCTGTGTCCACTGAACAGTGGCCAATATTGGAACACCGGAGTTTAAGGTAACAAACACGTCAAAAGCATTGTTGATGGGCCAGTTGGCGCTGCCCAACATATTTATGAGCAACCCGGTCTGATCTGATAGAGAACTACAAAAATTGTATTGTTGAAGTGTTGACCCATTCCATATGGGGACAAACTGGCTAGTGTAGGGAGCGTAATATATGGTCCCAGTGCCGGCTTGGTTTGCAGTCATAACCGGAGTGTTGGGTGTAAGTGTCAGGCGCCCACCGGGAGTGCCACCAAGCCCCACAGACCCGCCGCCAATGGCCGGTTGCTCCAGGAAAAACCCCGGAAACCCACCGGCCAAGGTGGCGCTGTAGATCAGGACGTACTCCTGGCCATTGACCAGATCGCCTATGTTGGCCTGAGTGACGCCATCGGCGTGGTATACCGGCAGGAAGCCAATGCCGTTGAACTGCGCCGTCACCGCGCCGTTGGAACTCCCATTGGCCCGGAAGCGATAGCCACCCAACTCGGTGTACGACGTCAGGGCCGGGCAGTTGATCAGGGGGGTTAGAGACACAGCGTTGTTGCCCGAGGCCGAGCACGGTATTTGGATCATGGCGGCAGTCTGGTTGAACATGCCGTCGAATAGGGAAAGCGGCTGATCGCCGCCGAGCAACGTGCCGAAAATTACCGGCCATGTCATGGGGCTGACCTCGCAAATTCACCAAATACCTTCAATGCCTCCAATTTGTAAGCCAGCACAGCATCATCTTTGCTGTTGAACCGCCCTATTGTTTTTTTTGCTACTCTCACCCTCCACCTCTTGGTCCACGGATCGAACGATACGCCCTTATACCCAGAAGTGTTTCTTTTGCCAATATTCGTGTTTGCAACATTTTGGGAGCGAGTAGAGAGCCGCAAGTTCGACCACTTGTCGTTTTTAGGGTCTGTATCTTTGTGGTCTATTTCCACAGTTGGCCACTCTCCCATCATTAATGCCCAGGCGATTCTGCTCCTCAAAAAGTCTATGCCATCAATACAAATACAGACACGTCCGTCACTCTTTCGAGCGTGCCCAGCCAAGTCTCCAGACTTAAGCATCCCCCTGTCAGTGCGGCAAACAACAACCCCGGTAGTCGGATCGTAGCTGACCACCTCCCTTAACCGTTCTATTGAAATGCTATTGGTGGGCCAAGTCATGTGAAGTGTCCGTTCGCCGGGTCGATCCAGGTCGGAAATGCCGCAGTGGTGGCTGTGCTATTGGGATCGAAACCTAGCGCCTGCCAAGAGGTAAAGGTTAGATTGGACCCGGAAATTCTGTTGAATTGAGAAGAGTTGGTGCCGCCCGAAGTGGCGTTAGGGCACAGGTAGTTGTTGCGATCCACTATGGCCGTTGTGAACTGCGCAGATGGTCCCATATCCATAATATTGCAGGACGCTCCGGTGCGCGTGTCCTCGATCTGGTTGTCGGTGGACACGAGAGGCTTGGTTGCGGTTATCGTGTTGGTGGTCGGCAACATAACTATCGCGGCAGCTGTTGCTGATGACTGATAAATCTTGTTCCTGTAAACCTGGTATCTCATGCTACCAGTACATAAAGCGGCACCGCCGGTCCCCGACAGGGATGGGAGAAACCAGCCTGCGTCACTTCCCCAGACAAAGTGATCGCGGAAGGTGCCTCTAAGCAAACAATTCGGCGGGTATCCTCCTTGACCAAGGTTGGAGTGAGCGCACTTTTGCGAGACAACATCCACCCATTGGACTGCCGTGGCGTTGTTGAATCCGTCGCTGAAATCAGACGCGACCTCACACCCGCTGAAATAACAGGAGTCAATGCAAAAGTAGTGTACGAAGTGAACCGATACGCTACCTACATATATGGCAGTCCCTGTGGTAAGGGTTAGAGCACTAAGCTGGTAGGTTCCTATGCCTCCTGGAGTTCCCGTTAGCTGCATTGTTATGGTGACACCAGGAGGAACCGCTGTGTTGAAGTTAACACAATACAAAGTCATCCCCACTTGGATTGGCGGGGTCCCTCCAAACAAAGTGTTTACAGTAAAAACTCCTGTCGTTATACTACCATCTAGTATGATAGCACTAGTGTAGTTAGTGTAGTCTCCGTTTATGCAAGATTGTTTGGTTGGACCGCTTCCTGTGTTCGTGGTGGCGCCGAAGTTGATCCACCGGCATAGGAAGTTGTCTCCGATGCCAGGGTAAATATGGTGGTCCCTGCTGTTGTCGCTGCCCGCTCCGACTATTGTACCACCCATGATGAAGAACCACTGGCTCCAGCCGAGGAAAGACATGCTCATGCGATTTCCGGCAAACGGGGCAAGAGGGCTGGTAACCGACATATTCCATGTGCCGGCCCGAACACAATTTGCTACCGCTGGATCATTTTGGGGGGACAGTGCGAATACGTCCTGCCCAGCTATGTTGAGCGTCGTGCTGACTGTGCAGTTGTCCCAGTAAAAATCATGGTACACGGCAGCAGGGTCAAAGTTGGCACCAATAAACCCCGCAGCATTGCCAAATGTGTTGGTACCACTGGTAACACATTGGATGTTTGAAACCACAATATCCGTCAGACTGTACCCACCTGACCCAGAACCTGGTCCTGTATTAAATCCAACCGCCGCGTTGTTGGCGGTACCGTCTTGATTTATAATAGGGTCAGCGCCGGTGCTGTAAGCGTCGAATCGAACTTGATCCAAGGAAGATGCGCCCGAAAACCCGAGCGTTTGACCGACGAAGTTTGAACCACGCTTGAGATGAATAGCAATATTGCTGGGGGAAACTCCAGCAGGAGAAACCGCCGACCACGCAGTCTTTGCCGCATTGATGGTTTGGAATGGAGTCCCTGATGAAGTCCCGTTGTTAGAGTCGCTACCTCCGACTGAATCGCACCACCACTCGTGCGCAGCCGTGAAGGCGGTGGCAGTGAAGGTTGCCGTAGACGTAGCGGTAGTGAACCCAGCTCCGTTGGCACCGCGGATTGTCAGGGTAACGGTATAGGTGTCGGCTACACGGCAGACGAAGGCGGCGTCAGGGCCGGTCTGGTCAGTGTTCGCATTTACGCTCGGGCCGCCGGTCGTATAGGGATACACTGCCGGGTTGGTGAAATTCTCTGCGGCAACAGTGCCCCCGGCGCGACTGATGCTCCAGGAATATTCCAAGTCCTCATATGGCTGGGTCGTGCCGGTTGCCGTTATGGCAGACGCCGAGGCTTGGAAGAAAGCTGGCAGTTGGCCGCTCGTGCGCGACATGCTGATGCCGCCGGCAGTGTTTATGGCTGTGATCGTCACATTGGGGTTGCCACCAAACCCGGGGGGCGGCGGGACAAAGGCAGACCCGTGTGTCCACGCTAACGCTGGCGCCATCCTGTAAACGACAGCCAATGCTGTGGCAGCTAGAAGTTCTCGTCTGCTAATAAGCATTGATGCCCAGAGCGGTAGCGAAGGTGTTTATTCGGTCGGCCACCTTCTTGGCATTTGCTGCCGACAGGCCGGTGCTCAGGAAAACAAAAGAAATCTGGTCTGTGGAAAAGTTTGATGCAGCACTGCCATTCCACAGAGCCGATATGGCAATATTGGTTGCCGGGGGCCCAGCATCAGCCGATGCTGCGTTCGTTGCAAACGGAGTCAGGCTGCTGTTGAGATAGAGGTCTACTTGCGTAGCAGTCGTTCTGGAGCCAATCCATTGACCTTTGGCTTGAGTGTTGGCCGCGCTGGTGAACGATCCGTCATTAACGCCGAAGTCAGCCGCCGAGGAATTTAGAGGCCGGATATAGTCGAAGACGCCCGAATCTGTGGTGCCCAGGAGAAACATGCTGGCACTCATTGTTCTTGCAGACGTTATGTATCCGCCGATCGCAAAACTCGATACCGTAACGCCCGCACTATTGGGGTTGAATTGGGTATCCAAATATCCGTCCGATCCATTTCCGACATATCCAACATTGGCGGTAAAGGTAATTGTGCCGTGGGATACGAGCGAGAAGCTGGTGCCGCAAAGGTTGAGCAAGGAGGTGGCTGAGTCGGGAGCGGCCAGGACGTAGACAGCATACATGGCCCCGCCTGTGACACACCCGACGCTATCGGTTTCCAAGCCGCAAATCAGGTTGTCGTAGTTTGTCTTCTGCGGGTCAGTCAGACCAGAGGTGCGAGCTAGAAAGTCGGTCGAGGGAGTGCAGGAAGGGGTGAATGGCGAGGACCCGGAAACGCCGCACGGCTGGAAGACCAAGGAGTGCTGATTGACGGCACCACAGCCAAGCTGCCCGATCTGGGCGCGTGCTCCAGGCTGTTGGGCAAGCCACACTATCCCCAGCAGAAGAACCAGGGCTGAGAGAATACGATACATATCAGTTCGCCTGTGAGTGGATGAACTTGCCGGTTCCAGCCGCAGTAAGAACCGGGCAGTCTGTCGAGGAGATGGCTACCACTATTCCGGCCGAGAAGTGCTCCCAAGGCCCTGGATTGTAATTGATGCTGGCACCCCAGTCCGTCACACCCTTCTGAAGTTCAAAACATCCCTGTAGATTGCCGGAGGCCGTCCCGACAGTCAGGGTGGCATTGCTGGGGAGGGATGTGGCATTTATGATAAACACCCAACCTGCCGCCGAACTGGTCACATAGGCATTCTGGAGATTTCCGGCCGAAGCCTTGGCCACTACATTGGTTGCCGTTGTGCCGGCCACTACCGTTGTTCCGGCGCTGGTCGAGGTTGAATCCTGGATAATGCCAACACCGCCAATAGAGACAGTAGAGGCTTGAGTAGGAATTGCCGCCCCTGTATTTGTAGCAATGGAGGCCAGGGATGTGTTTGCTGTGGTTTGATTGGCCGCCGTAGCCGCCCCAGTGGGGAGGGTTATAGTTCCAGCAATATTGTTGATGTTGTTAGTGGCCCCCGTGAGTTGGGTGGCAAAAGTTCCCGCGTTGGTGACAGCCCCAGCAACAGAAACGGCGCCACCGGCACTAACCGCTGCGCATTGGGTTGGGGTAGCTGGGTCGCACAAAAGTTGTTGCGCGTAGTTAACAGCACTCACAACGAGTGAGCCGAAGGTCGTTCCACTTCCCTGTGTTACGGTGTAATTGGTGGCAAGGGCCGCCACGGGCAGAGCCGCAATGAGGCAGACATAGGCTACCCTGAGAAGCCTGATAGGCCATTTCATCAGAAAACTCCTAGCATAGGTAGAGCACATCCGGCCGATAGATCGAGAGGCCCACTACATCCCGGGGGAGGTGGCGGTGGGGCCAAGGTGTTGTTGGTATTGGGCCCGATCTGGATAAGCGAACCAGGACCTATGGGCGCCTGTGCCATGGCCTGGGCCACCAGGAAAGCCATCAGGATGAGGATGAACCACCTCACTGGAAGTACTCCACGTCCACGGTGGCACCGCTACCGATGACTTGGAGGGCAATAAGGGCGTCCCGGCCAGCGATCTGAAAACAGGCCCCCGAGGCTACCGCCATACCGACTGTGGAGCTTGGAGTTGTGCCCGATGTCGTGTAGCGGATGGCCGCAGTGTCTACGCAGATTTCAGCGATCCTGGCCTGGGTGGGGACGGTCAGGGTCTGGACAGAGGTTACGGCCAATCCATACTGGGGCGTCCCGGTCGGCTTGTACTGATAGACGGCCTGTGCCCACGCTGGCAATGACACGCAAACCACCGCTGCCGCCAGGATCGCTCTCATTTAATATCTCCTGCCTCGCCAGCCTCGCCTCCTAGCTATTAGTAGTATTCCAACACTGTGATGTTGGGAGTGGCCGAGGCCGAGGACCCGTTCCAGGCGGAACCGAGATTGCCAATGACGTTGCCGAGGCCCGAGCCGGGGACGGTGAAGCAGGAGGTGACGCCCGAGGCGATGGCGGGGAGGCCAATACCCACCGCAGAGGTGGAGAGAACGATGGTGCCGGCGGGGGCCACAAACTCGACCACCGCAGTCGGGTTGCAGAACACGAGGCCCTTGCGGGTGGGGTTCTGGCCAACGATCTGCACTGGGGTGCCGCCGTTCAGAGCAACGGTGGTGCCTGCGGGGCCAAGCTGAGTACCCTGAGCCTTCACCATGGTTGGTCCTTGGTTAACAGCAAGGATAATCAAGCCTGCAACGACCCCGAAGGCAGTCGCAGCTATTACGTTCTCAAGAGCACGATGCATTTCAGCCTCCGTTGCCGGTTATACCGGCTCGCCAGTATAGGGCAACGATTGGACCTAGAACCGTCACCGAGAATAGGGCCGCCGCGATGGTCCGCACCTGAGTTGGGTCCCACACCGCAAAACTCCATATGCCGCAGGCGGCCACAACGGCTATCAGACCCAGCAGCCGAGCCGATAGCACATCGAGGGCCGCAATTAGGACGGCAGGATACTCTTTTTTGATTTGGGCGATAGGCGACGAACGAACTTGGGGCTCCGGGACAGGAATTGGCTCTGGCCTGGGAGGCGGAGGCGGCATGGCCACCACGTTCTCGACAGGCTTGGGACCATCATACAAATCCGCCTGCTCCACGCCCTCGGGTAGTTCATTTGGCAAAGAAAGCGCCACTAGCTCCTCCTATTCCTTCGTCTATCTTGTGGCGGATCGCCAGTATCTTGGCCCCCACCTCGATTGCTTTCAGCCGCTCCGAGTTGGACAACTCCTTGCCACGGAGCGCCCTTCTCACCTCAATCTCCAGCACGTCGATCAGACTCTTCTGCCTTGCCGTCATGGCTGAGCCGCGTTGAGGGTGTCGTAGCCTTCCCCCTGATGATCGAGGGCCTGCTGACCACCAACTGCCCCACTTCGCAGGGTCTGGTCCCGCAGCGACTTCTTGGCGTCCACCCTAGTGGCTGCGTTCTTCGCGGCCTGCTGCTGGTTAATTGTGGCTCTCTCCTGAACCTTAGCTATCAGATTTTTGATTTGCTGATCTGTTAGGTGTTTACCCAGCTCGCGGAAGGCGGTCTTGGCCGTCGCCAATCCAACTGCCACTGGAAAACTCGCCATGCCTAGCAGAGGCAACAGGGCATGGGGGACGGCCTTGTCCACAAACCGGGAGCCCCGGGACATAAATGTTCCCTTGACAACATCCTCTAGGGCCTGCTGTTCCCCGGGTTGCAGCCTGCTCAGCCTCTTGTCGTTCTTGAGTATCCTGTTTAGCCCCTGCAATTCGGCGTTCTGGGTATTTCCGCCCCACCCGGTAACACCGGCTTGATTTTTGCCCTGCTCAGTTACCTTTTGAAGTTCTTCTACTTGGGACTTGACGTTCCAATCGTTGATGGCGTCCTTTAGGGTATTATTTATTTGTGGGTCGCGCTGTTTCATAAAATCCACGACTTCAGAGCGAGCTAGTTGACCGGCTATCCGCTCGTCGGCCGGGACGGTTCCCAACTTAGCATGAAGATTCATCAAATCCTTGTACCGGGCCGGTTGAGTTCTATCCTTCAAATATCTCTCCATGTACTTATACGTCATGGGAGAATTTATGTCGTCACGAGAATTGGTGTCCAACCATGTGTCTAATGTAGAATGGAGTGCGTCTGTTTCATGAGTAGGGATAAGGGTTGGGTCGTTCTCGATGACCTTATAGCCTTGTTTAGCACTGGCCTCGATGTCGGGAGCTTTGGCGAGAGCCTTTCGCCCTGCCGCCTCTCTCATGGCCTTGGAACCCGCTCCAGTTCCAGCCCCGCCGGCAACGCCGCCCGCCACGGACGCCAAAGTTTGCCCCCATTCCGGGGCGCCCAATTCCTCGGCAATCTTGCGGCCGTAATGTGAACCGGCCCCGCCCATAGCCGCGCCGCCGATCTTGAGCGCAGCACTACCAGCGCCGAGAAGGTTCAATGGATTAGCCACTGCTTCACCCACGTCACCGGCCAATGTGTCCCCCTGCGGCTCAAGGCCTAGCGCCTTGTTCATCCTATCGGCGTAGTGCGGGGTGAATTTTGGGTTCTCTGGTATTTGGAGTCCTTCGCGGAGGCCCTTGCCGGTGATGGCCTCGCCCAGAGAGCCGAGTGTTCCAGTCACGCCCCTGGCCAGCCCCTTGCCAAGCTCCTTGATGCCACTTGGCTCTCCCGGCGCATCGCCCTTGGCTTGGTACTGCTTCTGGGCCATGGCAATGGCCTGCTCCTGGGTGGCGCCCTCGGGGCCAATCACCTCCAGTTTCGTGCCGTCCGGTGCCGTGACTTCAAACTTGGGCATTACTGTATGGGCCTCACCGTCCATCCACCCTGATCAGGTTGTGGAGCCTGTTTTCCAGCGGCTGGGGCCACTTGGACCGGCTCGAATTTTCCCGTCCTGACTTCCTCCTTAGCGTCCAAAACCGCCTGCCGAGCAGCATTGATGTCTAGAGCGATTGCCTCAAAGGCACCCTGCCGTGCAGATTGCGGCATGTTAGGGTTCAGCGTCTCATGCGCCTTGGCTCGTGTCGCATCCGTTGCCTGCCCACCTCTTGCTAGAACAGAACCATAGGAAGTCATCATGGCATTCATCACGTCTACCATCTTGGTGTAATTCTGATCGCCTTTGATTACCTGCCATTTATTGTCAGCCGCACTCCATATAGAATTTCCCTTGCCAGGACTGGCTGCCGATAGAGCCTGCAACTGAGGCAACATTCTTGCTACCTCGTCGGCTGCTACGGCAATTTGGCCGCCACGTCGAGCAATAGTTGAAGCCTCCACCTTGCGGGCGTCGTAAGCCACGGCGTTAGACATTATGTCTTCATTGCTTAAGCCGTTCCTTTGCATGGCGCGCTGCACGGCAGCGTTCCAGTTTGTTGATGCTGAAGCGCCACCCCTTCCTATGGCTTGTGCTCTAGCACTCTTGTCGCCCTTGACAAATCGGTCAGCGGCATCGTCGTAATTGGCCATCTCCTGTTCGTGCTGGGCTTTAATTCGCCCATCAAGTAGTTCCATATCCTTCATCATCTTTGCGGACTTTTCCAAGCGCTCCTCGTGGTGGTCACGCTCCGTCTGCTGAAACTCGGCCAGTTTGGTGAAGTCGTGCATCTTGGCGGTGTTGTACGTGATCTGGTCGTCGTACTTGGTGGCAACCAGCTTCATCATCTCCATCTTCTGGGCGATGTTGGTCTGCTGGTCCTTCCAGACGGCATTGTACTCGTCCAGCTTCGCCTGATTTACATCGTTGACGTTCTGCTCTGCTTCCTTCCATTCTTGGTGCATCTGGCTGAAGGACTCTACGTTGCCCTCATGGAGTCCCTTCATCATGCCCGAGAATGCCGTCAGCGCAGTGGTGGTGCCTTTGCGTGAAAAGCCGCCGGCCAACGCCCCCATCAGGGCGGCCACCTGCATATAGGCCATGCTGCT